TCACTGGCCGAACACCAGGGCGGCCACGGTGCGAGCCGCCTCCTCCTCGAGCGCTGGCACGGCATGGCTGTAGGTATCCAGGGTGATGGCGATGTTGGCGTGCCCGAGCCGCTCCTGGACGACCTTGGGATGGACCCCGGCGGCTAGGGCGAGGGTGGCATGGGTGTGACGGAGGTCGTGCAGGCGGATCATCGGCAGCTCGGCCGCGAGCAGATGGCGGGTGAATGCCCGGGTGACCTCGCGGGGATGTAGCGGCCGTCCGTCCTCGCGGGTGAACACCAGGGCCGAGTCGGTCCAGGCCGGTCCCCACGCCAGGCGCTCGGCCGTCTGCACCTTCCGCCACGCCTTGAGGGCGGCGACCGTCGTCGGGTCGAGGGCGACGGACCGGCGGCCCTTGGCCGTCTTGGGCTCGCTCACGACAACCTGATGGCCGACCGTGACCAGCGACCGGCGCACCGCGACCCTGGCCCGGCTGAGATCGACGTCTGGCCACTGGAGGCCGAGCAGCTCTCCGCGGCGCATCCCGGTGGAGGCGGCCAGTAGCCAGAGGGCATAGAGGCGATCGTGCTCGACGAAGGCCAGAAAGCTCCGCAGGTCGGTCGCCGTCCATACCTGTAGCTCGGGCCGGCCCGGGCGAGGTGGAGAGGCGAGTAGGGCGACGTTGCGGGAAACCAGGCCCCAGCGCGTCGCGTCGGCCAGCGCCCGCCGGATGGTGGCGTGGACGTGGAGGACCGTCCGAGCGGACAGACCCCGCTCCAGCAGGTCCGCGTAGAGGGCGTTCAGGTGGCCAGGGGTGAGTCGCTGGAGGGGGACACCGCCAAGGGCCGGAGCAAGGTGAACCTCAACCTTGGATTTATGCTCGGCCCAGGTGCTCGGCCGGACCTGCGCTCGAAGGCCGGGCAGCCAGTCCTCGCGGAGGAATAGGCCGGTAGTGCGATTGGAGGGCGCCACGTAAGCGCCGCGGCCGAGGGCGGACAGCAGTTCGACCTGGGCCGTCTCGGCGGCCTTCTTGCTCCGGTAGCCGGAGTGCCACTTGCGGATCCGCTTGCCGTCCGGACCCTTGCCGAGGTCGAGCACAACCGAGTAAGTGGAGCCGCGTCGGATGACGGTCCCCCGGTTCAAGGTCGCTCCTCCCGCTTGTCGTACATCTCCACCCTGCTGAGGCGCCCAAGGTGGTCCCATGCCACGAACAGGCCCGTCTCGCGGCCACAGAGGATGCCGTGGAGGTCGGTGGCGTCGATGAGCATGGCGGGGGATTCCCCACTGTTGGCTCGGCTGGCCGCGACGCTAGTGGGCCGGACCAAGGCGACCTTCTCCAAGCCTGCGCCGTCGACGTGGGGGTCGAACAGTCCGTCGATAGGGGAGTGCAGCACCAGCGCCAGGCTGAACAGTTCGTCGGTGGTCACGTTGCGGCGGCCCTGCTCGACTTCGCCAACCGTCTGCCGGCTCCACTGGTGGCCGAGGAACATCATGCGGTTGGCGACGTGTTCCTGGCGGTACCCGCGCAGCCGGCGCAGGGTGCCGAGGTTCCGCGCGAGAATCTGCGACGGGTACAAGGCCCCCTCGGGCGGCTCGATGCCGCCCCGCCCGGGCGTCGGTGCTGGCACGTATCCCTCCCTGTCCCCTGCTGTCCCTTTCTCGGGAAGTAGACCACAACGCACCGCAAGATGACCCGGCGTCCCTGTCTGTATTCTGCTACCTTCCGCGCAAGATGATTCAGCACCGGAAGGGGAACGGACGTGCCCGACGACAACCATGAGACGCTAAAGGTGCGGGAGGTCGCCGCCATCCTTCGATGCGGCAGGAACCAGGCTTATGAGCCGATCCGAGACGGTCAGCTCCGGTCGGTGCGCATCGGCCGCGCCATCCGAGTGACCCGTGAGGCGCTCGACGAGTTCAAGGCCGGGCGGGAGGCTGGCGACCGTGCTCGATGACGGCGAGAGCCGGGCGCCCCGACAGCGACCCGGCCCCGCAGCGACTACCACCGCCACCATCCTACCCGACCCGGCCGACGCCGCCCTGGCCTACTGCGCGGCCGGCTGGAGCGTGATCCCGGCCCGAGTCACCGGCAAGCGGGCGCTGGTGCAGTGGAAGCCGTGGCAGGCTACGGCCCCCGACCCTGAGCAGTTGCGCATCTGGTGGCGGCGGTGGCCGAGGGCGAACGTCGCCGTCATCACCGGACGGGTCTCCGGCGTGGTCGTGGTCGACATCGACACGGGCCATGGCGGGCTGGGCACCTTGACCGCCATGGAGGCGGACCACCTGCTTGACCGCTCGGCGACGGTGGAGACCCCCAGCGGTGGCCAGCACTACTGGTTCCGCCACCCCGGCGGCCGGCTGTCCAACTCGGCCAAGGCGATCCGGGACCGCTACGGCCCCGGGGTTGATATCCGCGGCGATGGTGGCCTGGTGCTGGCGCCGCCCTCGGTTCGGGCGGCAGGCGAGTACCGCTGGCGGGTCGGTAGCCCGAGCACCGTCCCGCCGATGCCCGCCTGGCTGGTCGACCTGCTCAGGACCCGGCCGCCCGAGCCGCGCCGTGAGGTCTCCGAGCCCAGCTATCCCACACCTGCCCGGCTGGCGGGGCTGGAGCGGCGGGTGCGGACGGCCCAGGAGGGCAACCGCAACGAGATGCTGTACTGGGCCGGGCACAGGCTCCGCGAGATGGTGGAGGCCGGCGCCCCCACCGACTGGGCCAAGGTTCTGGAGCAGGCGGCGGTGGACGCCGGCCTGCCCAGGGACGAGGCCGCCGACACGCTCGCCTCCGCGCTGGGCCGGGTCGACTCGTGACCTACCCACCCGATGCCGGCAGGCTGCTGGCCACCCTCCGCGATGGCGCCTGGCTCGACGCCCAGGTGTTCCCGCCGCTGGCCTACGCGGTCCCTGAGATCGTCCCGGAGGGCGCGGTGCTGCTGGCGGCTGCGCCCAAAGCCGGCAAGTCCTGGCTGGCGCTCTCCATCTCCCTAGCCGCCGCCAGCGGCGGGAAGGCCCTCGGCCTCGACGTCCCCAAGCGCCCAGTCCTCTACGCGGCGTTGGAGGACGGCGACCGGCGCCTCCAAGACCGCTGCCGCCGGCTGCTCGGCACCGACCCCATCCCGCCCGAGTTTCAGTACCTCACCCGGCTGGAGCCGGGCCGGGCCGCCGACACCATCGCCGCGTGGACCCAGTTCCGCGACGAGCCGCTGATCATCCTGGACACCCTCGGCCGCGTCATGCCCCCCGCCCTGCCCGGCGAGAGCAACTACCAGCGCGACTACCGGATCGGGTCGGCGCTGAAGCGGATCGTGGACGACCGTCCGGGCATGACGCTGCTGGTGATTCACCATGACCGCAAGGCCGACGCTGCCGACTGGATCGACAGCATCAACGCGACCCACGGGCTGGCCGGCGCCATGGACACGATCATCGTCATCAGCCGGGACCGGAACGAGACCAGCGGGCTGCTCAAGGTGACGGGCCGGGACGTGGCCGAGGGTGAGTACGCGGTGCGGTTCAAGGACGGGGCCGTCTGGGAGCTGGACGGCCCCGACCTGGCCATCGCCCGGGAGAAGGCCCAGAAGGTCCGGGCCACGACCCGGGCCACCGCCGGGGCCGGGGATCGCATGCTGGACGTGGTGCTGTACGCCTACGCCCATCCCGAAGGCGTCCGCCGCGGCGACATCGCCAAGGCGCTGCACATGGAGCCGAAAGCGGCCACGGTGTACCTGGCCCGCGCCGTCGACGCCGGCCGGCTCCAGCGGGCCGAGCGTGGTCTCTACACCCCTGTTATCAGTGTTACCTCTGTTACCTCCGGGGCCGCTGATAACACAGATAACACTGATAACAGCCCACCAGAGGAGGAGCAGTGAAGGATGAGGACCTGGAGCCGTTCGCGGTCGCCGATGGGCTGCTGTCCAAGATGGGGGACCAGCCGCCGGCCGGGCAGGTCACCGAGCCCGAACGCCAATGGATGCTCGACCAGGCCCGGGAGAACCTGGCCCGGGTGCTGAACGTCTCGCTGGAGGATGCCGGCCGGGAGCTGCACAAGGCCGCCCTGGACGGCCGCGTGGGCGAGCAGTACAGCGCCCACCTCGCCGTGGTGACCCTGGACGCCCGCATCCTGTACGTGATCTCCCGGGTCGGACTTCGCGGCGCCGCTCACCCTGAGCGCAACTAGCCGACCTGGGATCGGTTATCATTCCCACTATCTCTACTGTCTAGGTGGGAAATGCTCGAGGTGGACCGTGCCGCAACTGCTCGACCAGCTGAGGGAGCAGCGGGCAACGGCCCGGACTGCCGCCGATGAGATCCTGACCCGCGCCAGCATCGAAGGCCGCGACCTGACGGCCGAGGAGTTCGCCGAGCACACCCGCCAAGTCGCCGCCGAGCGGGAGGCCGCCGACGCCATGGAGGCCGAGCGGGACCGCCAGCTCGCGGAGGTCCGCGCCATGGCCACCCGGGGCCGCCAGCCGGTCCTGAGCCGCCAGGCCGCCGAGGTCGCACGCCAGTTCCGCTCCGCGATCTTCGCCAAGAACCCCGCCCCCATCGAGGTGTTCGCCGAGCAGCTCCCCGACGAGTGGCCCGACGACATTCCCGAGCCCGTCTATGGCCGCTCCGGGCGGGTGCGGGTCCACACCCGGGACCTGCTCACGACCACCGCCACCCAGGCGCTCGGCACCGACGTCTACTCCACCATCGTCCAGCACCTGGTGGAGACCTCGGCCCTCATGCGGGCCGGCGCCACGGTGGTGACCACCGAGACCGGCGAGACCCTGGTCGTACCCCGCTCGACGGGGTTCGTGACCACAAACCTCATCGCCGAAGCCGGGCAGATCACCGAGTCGGACCCCACCCTGTCGACGGTCTCCCTCGGCGCCTACAAGTACGCCAACTATTTTGAGGTGTCCCAGGAGCTGGCGAACGACACCCCAACCAACCTGATGTCGTTCCTGGCCCGCCAAGCCGCCCTGTCCCTCGGGCTGGGCGCCAACGGCTACGGCGATGACCTCATCAACGGCAACGGCACCGGCCAGCCCCGCGGGCTGCTGCTCGACGCGGCCACCGGGGTAACCGGGCCGGCTGGCACAGCCGCCGGGCTGGGCACCCAGGGCACCGCCAACCAGGGCACCGACGCCCTCTGGAACCTGGTCGGCTCCGTCGCCGAGCCGTACGCCGACGCCGCCAGCGCGTCGTTCCTGATGCGCAACGCCGTCGACGTCAGCATCCGCAAGCTGAAGGACACCACGGCCCAGCCCGTGCAGGGCCTCGGCGACCGCCGTAGCCTGCTCGGCTACCCGGTCTACCACGACCCCTTCATGCCGGCCGCGGCCAACGGAGCGGAGTACATCGCCTTCGGCGCGATGGACCGCTACTTCATCAGGATCGTCAACGGCATCCGCTTCGAGCGGTCGGACGAGTTCCGCTTCCAAAACGACCTGATCGCGTTCCGGTGCATCATCCGGCTGGACGGCGCCCTGATCGACACCAACGCCGTCAAGACCTTCGTCGGAACCACCTAGGCCATGGCCATGGTCCGGCGTTGCCTCGGGTGCTCGGCCACCTACCCGGCCGACGAGCCGGCCTGCCCCAAGTGCGGGAGCTACGCGGCCGAGGTCGAGGAGAAGGCCGAGGCCAAGCCCAAGCCGAAGCGAAAGAGCTAGGCCGATGCGCTGGCCGTGGCAGCAACGGCACGACCGGGACCTGTTCAACATCGGCAGCATCGTCCCGACACCCACCTACGCCGCCGTGCCCGTCAACCCCTCAACGGCCATGCAGCACTCGGCGGTCTGGGCATGCGTCAACCTCATCGCCGGAGCCATCTCGACGCTCCCCCTGGCCGCCTACCGCACCGGCCAGCTCGACCCGCTCCCCGACCTCCCCCCGATCCTGCGGGTACCCTCGGCCGGCTGGTCGTTGCCCGACTTCCTCTACGCCACCCTGCAATCGCTGCTGGTGCGAGGGAACGCCTACGGGCTGATCGTCGACCGCGCCGGCGCAGGCCTCCTGCCCTCCCAGGTCGAGCTGCTGGACCCCAACCGGGTCGGTGTCCAGGTGGACAACCGTGTCATCTGGAGGATCGACGGCCAAGAGGTCGACCCCGCCAGCATCTGGCACGTCAAGGCATTCACCGCCCCCGGCCAGGTCCTCGGCCTCTCCCCCATCCAGCATGCCCGCCAAGCCATCGGCCTGGGCATCGGCGCCGAGCGGTACGCCGCGAAGTTCTTCGGCGAGTCCGCGATTCCCTCCGGTGTGCTCACCTCAGACCAGGACATCAAGCAGGAGCGCGCCGAGCACCTGAAGGCCCGGTGGAAGCAGGCTCACGGAGGCAACCGCGACATCGCCGTGCTCGGCAGCGGCGCGAAGTTCCAGGCCGTGACGATCCCACCGGAGCAGGCGCAATTCCTAGAGACGACCCAGGCGAACGTCCGCACCATCTGCCGCTACTTCGGCGTCCAGCCCGAGCTGATCGGCTCTGACAGCGGCGGGAGCCTCACCTACGCCAACGTCGAGCAGCGGGCGCTGGACTTCCTCACCTTCGGCCTCCGCCCCTGGCTGGTCCGCCTGGAGGTCGCCCTCTCGGCCCTCCTCTCCAGCACGACGACGGTGAAGTTCAACGCCGCCGCCCTCGTGAGGACCGACCTGCTCACCCGCTACCAGGCCCACGAGTCCGCGATCCGGGCCGGCTGGAAACTCCGCTCCGAGGTCCGCGACCTGGAGGACCTGCCACCCGTCGCCGGCATCGACGACCAACCCGCCGGAGGTGCCGTCGCGTGATCCACACTCGCCAGCTCACCAGCTCCCTCGCCCTCCGGGACGACGGAGACGGCCGCACCCTGGTCGGCCCCTTCCTACCCTGGAACACCACGGCCAGGGTGGTCGACCGGGGACGGCTCGTCGACGAGACATTCACGAGGGGCGCCCTCGCCGGCACCGACCCGGGCCGCGTGCCACTCACGGCCACCCATCCGAGGGACGCCGGCACCCTCCCCATCGGCGTCACCCTAGAGATCGACGAGCGCTCCGACGCCGCGTACGGCTCCTGGCGCGTGTCGGACACCCTGCTCGGGAACGAGGTCCTGGCCCTCGCCCGAGACGGGGTACCCCTGGGCCTGTCGGTTGGCTTCATGGAGCTACCCGGCGGGTCGTCCTGGTCACCCGATCGCAGCCGGGTAACCAGGACCCGCGCCGCCCTCGACCACGTCGCCGTGGTCAGAGTGCCGGCCTACGAAGGGGCCGGGGTGGTAGGCGTGCGTGCTGGGGAGTCCGCACGCCCCACCCCGGTCCTGCTCACCCTCCTCCGGCGCCATGGGTAGGAGCCAACACCCCCGGTACCGGGGCACGAGGTCCGGCTACTGCATCAGCTGCATCGCCCGCTTCGTCGGACCCGGCGACCGCTGCCCCAAATGCCAGCAGAAGCTGCGCGAACGCAAGCGCCGCAAGCCACGATGACCCGCTCCCTCGTCCGCCCCTGCCTCGCCCGAGGCTGCAACAACGTCGTCCGCGGCAAGCCCTACTGCCACGACTGCCAGCGGGTCAAGGACAAGGTGAAGGCAGCCAAGCGACCAGACCTCCACAACGACGCGAGAGAACGAGAGCGCAGACGCCGCGCAGTAGCCGACCACCGCGCCCTCCTCGGCGACTGGTGCCCAGGCTGGTCCAGACAACCCGCCCACCCATCAGCAGACCTCACCGCAGACCACATCCGCGAAGTCGCCAACGGCGGCTCACCCTACGGGCCACTCGTCGTCCGCTGCCGCTCCTGCAACGCCGCCAAAGCCGCCGCAATCCTGACCACGATCATGGCCCACGACCCCGGCCCAGCCGAACACGCGATTACTTCGAACGAGGGTTCAGGTTCAGGCCCGGCGGTGGCATGAGAGCAGGCCCCAAGCAGCTCCTAGATGACTCCCCGTTGCCTCTACGCGGCTCCAGGCGGCGGGAGTTGGCGGTTGCGCGGTTCGCCTCCGACTACATCCGGGTGCCCCGCGGCCATGGTGTCCGCAAGCCGCTGCGGTTGCGGCCGTGGCAGCGGTCCCTGATCGCCTCGACCTGGGATCGGCGGCCGCGGCCGCGGCTGGCCGGTTGGATGCTCCCGAGAGGGCAGGGCAAGTCGTCAATCTGTGCCGTGCTGGCCCTGTACGAGCTTCTGGCGGGCGCAGACGGCGCCCAGGTGGTGGTGGTGGCCACCGACGAGAGGCAGGCCGGCATCGTCCACCGGGTCGCGTCGCGGATGGTGGAGCTCCACCCGGCGCTGGAGGACCGGGTTCACCTGTTTGCTGATCGGCTGGAGGTGCCGGCGCGGGGATCGTCGTTCCAGGTCCTCCCGGCCGTGCCGAAGCGGCTGGAGGGACTGGACTTCACCCTCGCCATCGTTGACGAGGCAGGCCGCGTCGACCAGGAGGTGTACGAGGTCGTGGCCCTGGCCACCGGCAAGCAGGCCGCCTCGGTCGTGCTGGCCATCGGCACCCCGGGCCCGGAACTGGACCAGACCGTCCTCGGCCGCCTCCAGGCTCATGCGCTGGAGTACCCCGACGATCCATCGCTGGTCTGGCAGGAGCATTCCGCCGCCGGGTTCGAGGATCACCCGGTGGACTGCCGCCACTGCTGGGAGCTGGCCAACCCAGCCCTAGGTGACTTCCTGGCCGTTGACGGCCTGGCCGCCGTCCTACCGCCCAAGATGCGCGAGTCCTCGTTCCGGCGGGCTCGGCTGTGCCAGCTCACCGACCAGCTCGAGGAGGCCTGGTTGCCGCCCAGCGCCTGGAATAGTTGCACCGCGGTGCAAGGAATCCCGGACGGCGCCGAGGTCGTCTTGGCGTTCGACGGCAGCTTCAACGGCGACACCACCGTGCTGGTGGTGGCCACCGTCGACCAGCGGCCCCATATCGACCTGGTGGAGTTGTGGGAGGCCTCGGGCGCCCAGGTGCCCATCGTCGACGTCGAGCAGGCCATCCGGCAGGCATGCCGGCGCTGGCGGGTGCTGGAAATCGCCGCCGACCCCTTCCGCTGGGCCCGCAGCCTCCAGCTGCTCGACGGGGAGGGCCTGCCGGTGCTGGAGTACCCGCAGTCGCCGAGCAGGATGCAGCCGGCGACCGCCCGGTTCTATGAGGCCGTCGTCAACGGCGCCCTCACACACTCCGGCGACAGCCGCCTGGCCCGTCACGTCGGCAACGCGGTGCTCCGCGAGGACGCCCGCGGGGCCCGGCTGGCCAAGGAGCGCCGCGACTCGCCACGGCGGATCGACGCCGCCGTGGCCGCCGTCATGGCCCACGACAGGGCCGCCGCGCTGGCCGGCGTCACCCGGGACAGCATCTACATCTAG